AAAAAGTCGTTTTTAACATTATATGAAGGTGATCTACAATTAGTGTATAATATACCTATGTTAAGTTTCAATAGCATTGTAAATAGTGCTGCTGATCCTTATCAATTTGAATTACCTTCTGTAAATGGTTTAACGGTTTCTTGGGTTAAATCTTATGTATCACTTCCTACTGCTTTAGCGACTACTGGTGTAGCATATAGCTTTGGGGTGTTCTATCATTTTTAATATATACTACTATGGCAATTAATAAAGCTATGGTAACTGGCACAAAGGGGTTAATGGACTGGTTGGATCGTAATTCAATCAGTCCTTACTACTCCGTATGGTGTGGTAAACAGTTACTATTCTCGTGGAATGATGATGACAAAGAAGCTGGATCTAATAAATTAGAAAATGACCTATATGCTATTGAGCAAAATGGTGTAGGTGATTTATTGACAATAAAGCTGCACCCAAAAAAGGAAAAAGGCGGTTTCATTACTGATAAGACGCCAATTTACGCTAGTCTTAATTTTCGTCCAGCGGAACTTGAAAGATCTAATATGTACGGTATGCAGCCTATGGGATCAGTTAATAGTAGTTTAGAAAGTATGTTAGAAAAAATGTTAGAAAATCAAGCTATTTTGATGCAGCAAGATGAAGATGACGAAGATATTATAGAACGTCCAAAAAGCGGTATTGAAGCATTAATAGATAGTCCGCACGTACAAGGTTTGATCATTGCTGGATTAAGTAAAATGTTTAAACTAGATAATCAGCCTACTGGAATAGCTGGTATTAATGAAGCTAACGCAAACGAGGCTTTAGTATTATTATCTAATTTAATGGACAAAGGGGTAACAGTAGATCACTTAAAGAAATTAGACCAGATGTCTAACGCTAAATTACAGTCCTTATTAATAATGTTATAACTTTTTTCAACCTTTGATAATGGCAATAGATAAAGATACACAAAGAATAATTACATACGTAGCAGTAGCTGGTGGCGCTTATATTCTAGTTTTACGTCCTTTACTGGTAAAATTTGGAATAGTAAAAAGCGGCGCTGAAATTATGCAAGAACAATCACAGCAACAAAATATTAGCGACTACGTAAATTTATCTTTAGCAAAACAAACACCTACAAAGTCAAAAGGGGAATGGCAATTAATTGCAGATAATATATATAATGATCTTAAATTTAGCGGTATTGCAGATAATAAGTCGGACGCTGGCTATCAAGTAGCACGCGTGCAGAATGATGCAGATATTGCTACATTAATACAAGTATTTGGATTAAGACAAGAGAGTTTTTTTGGTATTAATACTGGCGGTTTACAAAATTTACCACAATTTATTATAGGTAATTTAAGTAAAAGCGCTATTGCAACAATTAATGATAACTATGCGCGTAAAGGCATTAAATTTAGATTTTAATATGAAAAAGAATATTTTATTAAATATTGGGTTAGTAATTGGTGGAATACTACTTTTTTCGTCCTTTAAAAAGAAAGGTACTTTAAAAGGATCAGTATTAGTAGGTCAAGGCAACGCGCCAACTGGTACTTATCAAGTCTATTCCAATGTGGGTACAGTAGTATATGACGATATGATGAATGTTATTTATACTTATGATCAAGCTGGATTAGGAATGACTTGTACTGGTCAAAAAGGATCAGCTATGTATAATGTGGTAATTGGGGATAGCTTTCAAAATGGACAAGCTGGATTAGTATTTATTAATGACGTACAAACTTTATAATATGAAAAAAAATAATACAATTTTGTGGGTTTTAGGTGCTTATGCTGTTTGGTATTTTCTTTTAAGAAAAAAAACAAATAGTGATATGGTAACTAAATCACCAGAAATGCCACCAATACAAGCACCAGCTACTCCTTTTGATCCTTTATTTGGATCACCAGTAACAACTAGCGTAACAAGTACAGATCCTAATTATACTGCTAAATTTGTTTTAAATGGGTATCGTACATTAGGTAAAATACCAAATACTATATAATATGAATAAAGTAGATATAAACGTATTAAAATACGAAACTGATTTTTATACAGTAGATGCTAGCCAATATGTTGGCGGTACACCTTTTAATGCAATTACATTTTTAAATTTAGGTGCTAATACTGTATTAATTGAGAGTGTGCCATTACAGCAAGGACAATCTTATGATATTTTAGGATCAATGGGTGAAGTAAGTGATCAAAGATTTTTTGTAAACTTTGGTACTGGTGCTAGTAGTGGAAATAACTGTGTAGTAATTAGGAAACGATACATAAACGTATAAAAATGCCGATTAACAATAATATACTTAATCAAAAGGGTACACCAGCGTTTTATAGTGATATATTCGCTAATCGTCCAGCTTTTGGTTATGCTGGTAGGGTATTTATAAGTACTGATACTGGCGCAATATATGAAGATACTGGCAGCGCGTGGACGCTAATAGCGGACGCTGGCGCTGGTACTACTGGAACTTTACAACAAGTTACCACAAACGGAAATACAACTACATTAGGTATAGTAGTAGATGGCATTAATATTAATAATGGTGCTGGTACTGGTACTGAAAATACTGCTATTGGTAAAAGTTCATTAAATAATAATACTACTGGAATAAATAATACAGCTTTAGGTAGTTATTCTTTAGGATTTAATACTACTGGTAATAATAATACTGCAATAGGTGTAAACTCATTAATAACTAATACTACTGGTATTCAAAATACTGCTATTGGTACTAGTTCATTACAAGCTAATACAACTGGTCAATATAATACTTCAATAGGTGAAAGTACATTAGCAACACAAACTACTGCAAATAATAATACAGCTGTTGGTAGTGCTGCCCTTACGGCAAATACTACTGGTACACCTAATACAGCTGTTGGTAGGTTATCACTAGCTGCTAATACAACTGGTGGAAGCAATACAGCTGTTGGTTCTAATTCATTACAAGCAAATACAACAGCAAGTCAAAATACAGCGGTCGGTTATGCTTCATTACAAACAAATACTACTGGTACTCAAAATACAGCTATTGGAGTTACTGCTGGTAATTTAATTACTACTGGTAGTAATAATACTATTATAGGTAACTATGGCGGTACACCTACATTAGCTAATAATATTGTTTTATCGGACGGCGCTGGTAATGTTAGATTATTTTCGGACGCTAACGGCTTAATAGGAATTAATCAAGCTGTGGGATCAACAATAGGCGGTCAATTAGATATACACACTACGCAAACATACGCATTAGTACTAAATGGTTTAAGTACAAGTAACGCTTATACGGCATTTTCAAATAATAGTGTAGGTAAGTGGCGCATTGGAAATACATATAACGCTGGTGCTAATACATTTGATATATTTAATCTAGGTACAAGTAGTACGGCATTAAGTTTTAATAGTACTACAAATGCTGCTACATTTTCAAGTAGTGTAGGAGTAGGCGGTACTATATCAGGCAACTATCCATTAACAATAAGAAGTGGTGTTGCAGACTATACTAAGATTTTAGACTGGGGTACTGGTGCTGGGGGTAGCTGGGGAACAATGACTATCAATATTTCTGCGCCTTATAATACAATATTTAATAGTGGTGGATTTGCATTTACTGGTGGCAATGTCCTTATTGCTTCTACTACTGACGACACTATAAATAAATTGCAAGTAAATGGAAGTGGTATATTTAATTTAAGTTCTAATAGAAATTTAGCTATAAAGTTTGATACAAATATTACATTATCAGCGCAAGCTGATTCAGGCGCGCCTGAAAATTTAAGAATGTACGCTGATACATTTCGTGTTTATACTTCTACAACAACTGTTGGTTTAACTGAAAGATTAGCTATATCTAATACTGGAGTAGTTACAATATCTAATTTAGCTGGCACTGGCAGTAGGGCTGTATTAGCTGACGCTAGCGGTGTATTATCTGCACCAGTATCGGACATATCAGTAAAAGAAAATATTAATACTATTGGATATGGTTTAAATGAAATACTTAAAATGAATCCAGTATGGTTTAATTATAATGACGAGTATAAAAACTACGGCGAAGGCAGACAAAATGGTAATATAGCGCAAGAAATGGAAAAAGTAATACCAGAAGCAGTATTTACAACGCCTACAACTGGTAAAATGGGTATTAACTATGATCAATTACACGCAGTATATATAAAAGCAATTCAAGAATTAAAAGCTGAAATAGACGCTTTAAAAAATAATTAATATGAAAAATATTCAACCAGTGGTATTTCCACTAAATCTAGGAACGGCAACAATATTAAATTGTGTAGGTAATGATAATTTTAGTACAAGCGTTACTATCTATTATCAACTATTAAGCGAAGAAAAACAAACTTTACAAACTGGTAATCTATCTTTAAGTGGATTTGATTATGAAGCATACAATACAAGTCCAGACGGAAACGAATATATCTACCAGTGGACGGCTACTGCATTAGGTGTAACATTAGTGTAACTTTTTTTAACCTTTAATAAATAAACAATGGACAAGCAAAAAGCCCTAGAATTAATTAAACAAGTAATAGATCAAGCCATAAAAGGCGGTCTATTTCAAAATGTAGATACTGCGGTTGCAGTAGCGCAAGCATTTGAAGTAATTGTAAAAGAATTACAAAAAGATGAAATCGCATAGTATGACACAAACTGATAATAGTATAACTGGATCTATCGCCAGCGTAGGTACTTACATATTAAGTATTACCCAAATTAACGCTTATGCGTCCTTATTTTTGGGCTTGCTATCTGGTATAAGTTCAATTTATACTATTATCAATATTTATGAATCAAAAAAGAAAAAAAATGAAAAATCGTAAAACTACAATATTTGGATTATTAGCTGCAATTAGCGGTTATTTTGCAACAGCTGGAACTGGTAAAGTACAAGTAATAGCGCAAGCAATAGCTGGATTATCTACATTTTTATTGGGTAATGCAGCAGCAGATAGCAAAAAAGATAATTAAAAACTATGACCAGTAACAAAAAAGTACTTACTGGTGTAGTTATTACAGCCATAATTTTATTTATGTTAAGAAAAAAAATAGCTACTGCATTAAATAATACACCTTTTGGTGCTATTAGTGATCGTCTATTTAATGTAATATCTTCATACGAGGGATTTATAGCTGTACCTAAATGGGATTATATGCAATATAGTGTAGGTTATGGATCTGGCTATAATTGGGATCAAAAACGACCAGTACAAAAAGGTGATATAATAGATAAGGAAACAGCCAGACGCTGGCTATTGTTAGAAGCGCAAGACAAATATGATTTTGTAATGAGTAAGGTAAAAGTACCAGTTACAGACAATCAACTATTAGCACTAGCTAGTTTTACGTATAATGTAGGTGAAGCAGCTTTCGCTGGTAGTACTTTACTTAAATTACTTAATAATGGCACAAATAAGGACGTTGTAGCGCAGCAATTTGATCGTTGGGTAAATGCTGGCGGTAAGGTCAATAAAGGGCTAGAAGGACGCAGAAAAGCGGAAAAACAATTATTTTTAACCTAGTTTGGGTTTTTTGCATAGTAAAGGATAAGGGACGTTTCTACGTCCCTTTTTTAATATAAATCCTTTGTACGAATATTTTAGTAGGTTTATCGTATAAATTAATATAATCTGCTTTAATACTATCAGCAAATTTTATAAAATTCATCACATTAGTAATATTTCGGTACTTTCTGGGTGCAGACTGGTCCAGCATAAATACAATAGCTGTAAAAATAGGCTTTGCCATTATAAAGGACGGTCTTTTATTACAAAATATCGCACGTGATCACTTGTAATAGCTTTTACCTTACGCTGGATCACCAGCGGCGCTACTGCTTTTAAAACGTCCATTGTTTGCCATTTGGTAATATCTTGTAAGTCTTTTAAAGATACTAATCGTCTTTGCTGAATAATTAAATAGATCCTTTGTTTGTTTGTCATAAAAGTTTATATTTGCATTAGAAAAAAGTTACTTCCTTTGGGGGGTTTACAGTCAGTAAGTCGCTGCGCCTAAAAACGCAGCGGCTTTTTTGTTACTGACCGTTATTTACACCAAACCTAATTTGATACCAGTACTGGAATATTGTTAATAGTTCAAAGTTCATCTGTTTATAAGTTTATAAAATATTATTTTTAAAATTTCCCATACTATTATAGCTAAAATGTATTTCATTTGATTTTAATTATTGATATGTTATAAATATGTTCTACTAGCACATATAGCATAGTAAAACAAGCGTATAAAATTGCCAGCGGCAATAGTATAAATATTAAATACATACGTTTTAAAAAAGTTATCATTTTATTTTTTTTTTATTTTTTGCTCTTATATAACTAGCTTGTTGACTACATCTAAAACAACAATATTTTTGATACCCTTGTTCAAAATTAATTTTAGGTATAAATTGTTTTTTACAATATTGACATATAATTGTTCTTAATTTTGTACTTAATTTATTATTATATAAAAGTTTATAAAATTCAATAGTAACATTATATTTATAATATGTTACCATATTTTTTTCATGCCAGCTTAAAAATGCTTCTATTGGTATTCTCATAAACTTTGATATTTATTATTTTGATCCTTTACAATATAGTTTTTATTGATCCATATTTTAGTTAAATTTTTAGCGTAAATTTTACCTTGCGCAGTACGTTCTATAATTTCATCAACAATATTGTTATACAGCATTGGTATTGTAACTATCTGGTTGCATAAGCGCCTACTTTCCATTTCGTCCAGATCACTAGCTTTTTTACCTTGTACTGGTGCAGCTGTTTCATTTTGTACTTGCTGGAATATGCCATTAAAATTCATTAATGTAACTGGTTCAAAGTCGCTATCGGATCGCATAAACCGGCTAGTCAATACATAAGTACTTTTATCCTTTTCTTTTATAATGTCAAGGGTACTTTGTGCGTAACGATCACTAGCTGATCCTATATGTCCAGTAGTAGTCAAATTTGATTTACTTTGATGCAGTACAGTAACTATTAGGATATTATGGATTTTGGTTATTTTTTTTAACCATTTAGTAAGTAGTGAACTTTCGCGCAAATCGTTAGCATCATTAAGACAATCCAGAAGCCCGTCTATGATCATTATTGAACAGTCTGCATTAAGTTCTAAATAGCGTTCAATCATACGTCTAATTATGCCGCTACCGTCTTCCCTTACTTGGAACGCATTAAAATAATCTGGTAGCTGTTGCAATTCGCTAAAATGCTTTATTTTACCTATTTGACGATAAAAGTCATAGTCGCTACTTTCTGTGTCAAAATAGCAAATTTTGCGCCGATCTATTGGTAGGTGAAGTTTCATAGTAAAAATGTCAAAAGTACTAAATGCAGACGCTATCAGCGCAGCTATGTACGTGGATTTACCAGCTTTGGGTAATCCAGAATAGACGCAAAAATTTTGTAATGATCCTACGTGTTTTCCCCCAATAGTAAAAACAATATTTTCCTTATTTGGGGTATATGTGGGATCGTATTTTCGTTTTACAAGTAAATCGTCTATTGAGAATTTATAGTCAGTATTTTCCATTAGATTTTTTCAAGTAATCCAGCAATATATAAAGCTAAAAATAAAATCAGTACAGCTTGACCGTTTTTATTGAATAATATCCAGTACACTATCTTTTTCATTTGTTATGTTTTTGTGTTTTTCTTCAATTTTGTTTAAAAACAGTATAGCATTATCAATGCTTATATTCATTAGTTCAATATCGTGATCTACTAAATTATTTGATAATCTAGCTTTAAAAATTTCTAGGGCAAAATGCTCTAGTTTAGATAATCCAGCAATAGGTACTACCATTCGTCCAAAATTGTCTTGCATTGGCGCAATAGGATAAGCTGGTGAAAGTGCATTAGTTTGCATAGTTATAATTTAAAGGTTTAAAAAAGTTACTTGGTAAGATAATCAATATGGCATTTGGCGCTAATCAATGTAGCGTGATACGACATATCAAGGGCAACGATATAAATTTCGTTTTTGTCATCTACGATAATAATATAATTGCAATAAAATATTTTTCTCATATCTATAAATTTTTAAGGTGAAAATTTAAAGATTGCAGATCCTTTTCGTAATCTTCAATAGCATCTTCTAAAATAATAGCTATTTCATTAGGTAAATGAAAAGGCAACATATCATTTGTTAGCCAGATCATTTGTTCAGCACCGATTTTGTTGGTACAGCTAAATAAAATTTTTACGTTTCGGAAATTTTGGAAACCGTAGATAGTTTCTAGTGTGTTTTTAAGCGACTGTATGCGCTTAATTTCAAGTAGCACAGCGGTAACGCTGGATAGATTTGCAGTTTTCATTTTGTGGGTTTTTAAAGTCAGTTAAAAACAATAACGACATAAAATAAAATTTTATTGTCCATACCACCAAATATATTTTTATATATATTATTTTAAAGGTTGAAAAAAGTTAATTAATAGGTGTTAGTTTGGGGGTTATGTGAATTATTTTTGTTTTTGCTTCAAGCAAAAAGCAAAAATAATTTATATTTCATATACATTGCACATTTCCCCCAACTTTTTTTCCACAATTTTGTTAAATTTAGAAAATAGGCAGATTTAGTTTGTTTTTATGCAATTTTTGGCTATTTTTGGGTACATTCAGTTTCTATGAATAAAAATATATGGCTGATACCAGCTGCAATAGTTGGTTTTATTTTGTATAAAAAATTTGTTTTATCGCAAACATTCAGCGTATTTTTTAAATCTATTGATTTTTCTACATTATCTTTTTTAAATCCTACAATCCAGATAATAGTACAGGTCAATAACCCAACGGACGTAACAGCAGAAGTTCAAAATATTCGTGGTAATTTGTTTTTAAATGGCGCAAATGTTGGTTATGTTATGGGTATTACTCCTAGTGTATTAAATACTGGATCTTCATTATTAAAAATACCTATTACATTATCTTATGCTGGCTTAAGTGATGTCATTACAAAATTTAGTACTGGTGGGATAAAATTGGATTTTGACGGTGTTATACAAGTGGATTATATTACTTTACCGTTACAATTTAGTTACTCAATATAATATGTTAAGTAAAGAAATTTTAGCAAAAAAGTTAAGTCCATTTTTAGGAACTGAAAAAACATTAGTATTAAATCAAGATACTGGGGATATTATAGACGGTATAGTTTCAATGCACGATAAGTATAGAAGCGAATACGATAAGATCTATAAATATTTTGTTGGTGATAATGTGGACGATACAGCATATAATATTTGGTGCTATTTAAAAGATAATTTTAAATACAATATTGAAAGCGAAGATTTGCAAGTACTACGATCACCAGCTAGTATAATGAATAACAAGGTGGGGATTGACTGTAAAAATTACAGTTTAGCAGCAGCTGGTTTGTTAGATGCGTATCGTAGGAAAGAAAAATTGGATTTTGGATTAGATTTTAGGTTTGCAAGTTATGATCCATTTAATAAGACACCGCAGCACGTTTTTGTAGTGATCAAAGAAAATGGAAAAGAATACTGGTTAGATCCAGTCCTTGATGAATACGATCTAAAAAAGCAACCGTATTATTATAAAGATAAAAAAATAAATAAAATGGCATTAATAGCATTATCTGGAATTGGGGAATATAATCCGTTATTGGGTTATGATCCAGCATTACAAGCGTCAGCATCATCAACTGTAAAAAGTACTGGTTGGTTAGATACAATTTTAAAAGCAGCGCCTAGCATTATTAGTGCTTTCCCTAGTGGCGGCGGTACTGGTAATCAGTATATGCAACCAAATCAAGGTTTTATATCTACTGGTAATCAAAACATACCACAAAGTAAATCAATGGGTATTGATACAAATACTATTTTATTAGTCGCTGGTGTGGGATTAGCTGCATACTTACTTTTAAAGAAAAAATAGAATGACAGATTATATAGGATATAGAGATAATGGCAAAATTGGTTTTGGTGAAGCTACATTGGTTACTGGTGGCGCAGCATTACCTATTACAGCTATTATTGATATAGCTGTTGCTGCTATACCTTTTATAATATCTTTAATTGGTAAAAAAGGGCAACCTAATCCAAACGACTGGAAAGGTTGGAACGCTTTAGATAGTAAAAATAGGCAGCCTATTGGTACTAACGTAGTTCATTGGATCATAAATGACGGTGATAGCATACAAAATGAAGCGTTAAATATTTTACAATATATAAATAACTACGGTACAAATAACGTTTTAGGGTATAATTCATTTTACAATAAAACAATAACAGTACAAGATATTGCCAATAAATTACAAAGAGGCGGTTATGTAAATGAGGCTAATATGTTAGTACAACAAAATACAGATCAGCAACCAGTGGATCAAGCGGTACAAGCTGTAAAAAAAATTAGTACTTCAAATTGGATTTTATACGGTGGTATAGCATTAGCACTATTTTTAATATTAAAAAAGAAATAAATGACAGCGGCACAAAAAACAGCTAAATTAAAATTTAAGCAAGCTATTGCATACAGACAAAAAACTGGTGTTAGTTTAAAGGAAGCATTTGCACATATATACGGTAAAAAAGTAGGTGTAGTAAAGAAAAAAGCAGCCCCTAAAAAGAAAGTAGGCGTAGTAAAAAGTAAACCATATAAAGGTTATCAATATACAATAGATGAAAACGAAACTGGTGATTTTGTAGATAAATATTTTACATTAACAGAAGCAAAAAAAGATTTAAAAAAATTAGAATCTAATTTAAAAAAAAGTGGTAAATATAAAAAAGATTTTTATAGAATAACACATATAAATACTGGTAAAACAGTTGGTAAAAAGATTGGATATTCAAAAGTTAGATTAGATCAAGAAAAAGGAATAACAAAGGTTTTAAAAAATACACCTAAAACATTATTTCCATATACAGCAAAAGAAAAAATAGTAAAAGCTGGTAAAAAGTATTTTGATGAACAAGCAAAAAAAATATCTGGTACAAATTCTGGAATGTATGTTAGAATTAGTCCAGTAGGTTATGTATATGCTTCTAATATACTTACTAAATCAACAATGGGATTGCGTAAATGGTTACAAGATAATGTTGGTAAATTTATACAAATAGATACAAGTTATTTGTTTAATAATCAATATAACACTATGAATAGTTATAGGATTTATGATACAATGATTGATGCTATTAAAGGAGATGTTAGAAAAAAAGGTAAACCTTATGGAGTATCTAGTGAACCAGAGGAAATAGCTTTTTTAGATTGGGGTGGAGTTAAACCACAAATTTTACCAAATATACCAGATAAAAAATTTGGTAGTTATCAATTTGAAAGCTATCCTAGTTTAAATTATCATAGATTTAGAAATGCTAGACAAACAATAAATTTTATTTACTCTAATGGTAAATATTATGTATCTAATGGAATAGGATATAAAAGTCATAATAAAATAGCATCTACATATTCTGGAAATACAATACCAGCAAAAGTAAAAAATGACCTAGATAAATATTTAAAACAATATTATTAATAAAAATTTTCTCAATAAATAAATCAAAAATCAAAAAAAATGGCAAGAAGAAAAAAAACAAGTAAGCGCCGTATAACTCGCAGACGTTCAAGAATGTCTGGAATAGGCGGTACTTTAGCCAACGCTGCTTTTCAAGTAGCTGGTGCGGTTGCAGCAAAGTTTGTTAGCAATTATGCAGTTAAAATGTTACCTAGTACAATGTCCACAATGACAAAAGGATTAATCGCCAATGCAGCGCCTATCGCTGTTGGTCTTTATTTCCCTAAATTATTGAAAGGCGCAGCTGGTGTAAATATTGGTACTGGTATGATCGTAGCTGGTGGATTAGGATTAGTTCAATCTACTGGTGTTTTGGCTGGTGTTGGAAACGTTTACTCTAATATGCCAGTAAAGAATATTGCTGGTTATCAAGGTGCAAGCGCTGGTACATACATAGCTGGTATTAGAAACTCCGCTATAATGGAAGCGTGTTAATTAACTTTTTTCAACTTTTAATAATAAAATAAATAATAAAAAAATGGCAAGTAGTCAAATCGGCGCAAGATTAGTGTTTGAAAACGCTAAAACGCTTATTCAACAATTAGGATATGACGCATCACACGCTGTATTAACCCCTAGCTACTTACGTAGTGAAGTGTTATTAACAACTTCAAGTGCTTCGTATCACGTACCAGTATTGATCAATGATAATCAAAACGGAACTCCAACAGTTCGTGAGCAACGTTTATCTTTACAAGATCTATTTATCGTAGCTGGATTACAAATTACATTAGTTTCTGGATCATCTACAACTGGATCTGCAAAATCATATACATATCCAAATTTAACAGCGTTCAGCACTGGTGCTGCGCAGTTATATAATTTGTATAATGGTTATTTAAACATTCAAGTAAACAATCAAAACGTTTTACCTAAATGGTCGCTTTTACAACATTTGGACATTCAACGTACGCAACAAAATACTAACTTTAATAGTGCTACTGCTACTTCTCCAGCACAGTACACTATTGATAGTGCTAATTTTGATACAGACGCGTTTATTGTTTGTGAACCAAATATCGTATTAAACGGTGCTAGCAATATCAATGCAAATATTGTATTGCCAGCTGCGCCTAGTACTTTAGACTCAAATACTTATGTATCAGTAAACTGGTATGGAATTTTAGCACAAAATTGTACTAGCGTTAAGTAATTGATTTTCAATTAGTTATAACGATAATCTTTAGCGCAAGTATAAACGCTGCCGCCGCTGGTCGGACAATACCAGCTATTTTTAAATTTTTTAATTTTACAATATGACACGCATTGAAAGGTTTGAAGCGGTTGAGATTTCTGTACCTAGTGGCAGTACCTTAACACGTTTTTATTTTCCAGATTTGCCTAATTTAAGAAACGCACGTATCACTAATATTGCTATTTATACAGCTGGCACTATTACTGCTACTCCATTAACTGGATCAACACCAGTTACTACTGCGGATCTTAAAAAGTCGTTTTTAACATTATATGAAGGTGATCTACAATTAGTGTATAATATACCTATGTTAAGTTTCAATAGCATTGTAAATAGTGCTGCTGATCCTTATCAATTTGAATTACCTTCTGTAAATC